TTGGTGGATATTGTAGTTGAGAGGGTTGTGTATGAGATGGCGGGTTGGGCTATGCAGATGGGCAAGCTCTTCTACGACGAGCCACATTTCTTGCGGTCTACTGGTAAAGACGGCCAAGTATTGAGTGCCGAATTGACCAGGAAAAACTTTATTGAGGGCATTGACGTTAATGTTAAGGCTAATTCGGTTGATGCTATTACCAACCGGACCGACGCTCAGAATATGGCCAGTCGTAAAGCCATCGATCCGCTGTCGATGTTCGAGGACATGGACAAGTCCAACCCGCGTGAGCGTGTTCGTAGATTGATCGCTTTCTTAAATGGCGCCAATGATGGCTACCAGACCTACCTAGCCGAAGTCGGCATACAGCTCGATTCTCAATCCAACCCGCAACCGTCATTTACTGTCGGCGGTGACCAGACCGAGAGTGCCGAAGACGCCCAACACGATATTCAGCAAATGTCACAGGGGCAAATACTGGCGCCCCCGGATAAGTTCGACCAGTTGTACGTTAAGACCATTTCCGATTTCGTAAACTCCGGGCAGTTCGGTAGTTTGCCGCCAGATATTCAGAGCAACTTCAAAGATTTCGTGAAGCAACTTAGTCAGAACTTCCAGAATTTCGCCGTTAATACGCCGGGTTCAGCCTTTACGGCCGGCCCAGCATTGCCGGGCGTACCAGGAGCAACGCCGCAGACAACCGTAGCCCCCGGAACGCCGGCGCCACAATCGGTTGCACCGCCGCCACCACAGGGAGTACAGTAAAATCATGAGCGCACCAAGCTACCACGGCCCAACTCCAGTGACTGACGACGACAAAAAGATGGCCGCCAAGCACCTCAAATTGACCCAAAAACTCAACGAGGATAAAGAGGAATTGCTCGAAGATAAAGTCGACGACCACAAGAAAGCGCTCGTTAAAGCGGTCAAAGATGGCGACAAACGTTCTGCTAATTACAACAAAAGCCACCTGACTAGCCACGAGGGTGACCTTGACGACGTTCACGATGACGAGGATAAAATCCGTAATTCCCTGAAAACGCTTGGTACATTGAAGACCCACAGCCGCCGGACGTATAATGACGTTAGAAACTCTGCTGTAAAGCTAATGTATAGAAAGGCGAACAGTAATGGCTAATATACCCGTACAGAGACCGCCATCTGAATTAGTAACCAATGATCCGGCCATAACTACTAATCCTTTCTATAGATATAAAAACTCTGGCGTTAGCAAATTGCCCACGAAAAAAGGGAACGGAGATTTTGCTAGTTCTGCAAGATTTACTAACAGCGCGAAGGCTCTATCCAAGAAAACCGCTCAGTTCTCACCGGGCAAAGATAATCAAATTAGAGGTTAGCCATGAGCGAAGAAATCGTACCGTCAAACACGGGTAAAACGAAGACCATACACGTTTTGCCTACTATTAGTTTAGATTCTACCGATATGCCAGAAGTCAAAGGCTACGACGTTGGCGAAACCTACGATGCTATTGTTCACTGTGAAATGGTCAGTAAGCACCAGGGCGTAGACAGTTATTTGGGCGGTGAGGGTGATCCAAGCGTCATCCGTGGCCGCTTCAAGATAATCAGTATTAAGCCGGTTGATCGCCCCAGTAATAGCAACAAACCCGACGTATTGAAAAAGAAAGCCGCCTCTTATGGAGCCAACTAATGTCATTAACAAGGCATTTGAGATGGCAAAGGCTGCTGCTCTTCATGGTGGAAAGCCTACATCTGTCAAGGTAAAGGTCAAGTTCGACAAGGCTAAAAAGACCGTTTTAAGGAAAAAAGCCGCTCAATTCGGGGCCAAGACTGACTCTTCCGGCGTGACGCGGGTGTGATATACTGAATTTAATTAAATAAGGCGCGATAAAGCGGATGAACTCAATCAGAACCTATTTCAAAAGACGCAAAGCACTCAATGACTTTGCTGATAAGTATTTAATGCCTCGGCAGTTACCGCCAGCCCCAGCTCCTATAATGATGGCAGCGGCGCCATTCCAACAGCCCGTCGTGCAAGCAGCTCCTGTTGCCCCCGCATTGCCACAGGTTCCACCCCCAGCCCAGGTAGTAGCGCCTAATCCTCCCGTTCAGATTCCCGTTAGCGACCAGAACGAAATGTCTCAGACGCTAAACGCTATGGCTACGGCTATGCCGGCGCCGCCAGTTGCTAGCCTGGACGAAGCCAAAGCCAGTTTAATCAGAGAGGTTAATAGATAATGGATCCTAACGCCGGACAACCCCAAGCTGGTGATGGTAACGCCGTCATGGCTGCTATCGCCTCACTGAAAACCGATCTGGAGAAATCATTCAACGACCGGTTGGCGGCCGTTACCGCTGATCTCGATACCCGTTTGCAGCCAGTCACGGAAATTCAGCAAACGCTCGAACAGGCCCGCAAGAATCAGTTAGAGGTGCAACAGCGTCAAGAAGCAGCTAATCGGCCTGGATGGAAGCCGACTACTTGGGACGACATCCCTAAATTAGTCGATGAACGCGCCCAAGAGATCGCCAAGAAAACTCTGGCTGATCGTGACCAAACCGCCCTGCGCCAACAGCAAGACCGCGAACGCGAAGAAGCAGAACTGGAAGCCCAACTCGATAGATCCTTGGCGTCACTGGAACAAAGCGGCTATCTGCCCAAAATCGGCAATCCGAATGACCGTAACGATCCTGGTGTTGCCGCTCGGCGTGAACTTATGAGTGCCGCTGAAACCATGCGAACGATGGAACTTGACCGTGTAGCTGATACACTAACCCAAATGCACCGCAATAATATGATCTTCGATTCGGCCACTAAGTCTTATATTTCGGCCGAGAATTCCTTGGCACCGCTACCTGGCAAATACGCGCCGGTCGGCAATAGCTCAGTCAGTTCACCGAACACCTCATTTGCGACACCGTCGACTCGTGATATACGAAATTCCAGTATGGACGATCTTATTGCTCTGGCCGAGCGCAGAGGATACGGCCCCGTTCCAACCTCCGTGCTAGACCAGCCCGGCGGATTTTAGTATTTCTTTGTTGACAAAGAAATTCCCGTTGTACTACACTTAGGCTAACAACGCGTTAAGCGGCTCAACTAACAAGGAAACTACATGTATTTTCCCGAACGAGTCCTAGCCTTAACGCAGAATTATCTCCTACCAAAAGTCGCTGACAACGTTTTTCGCTCCAACATCATCGGTTTACGCTGGATTGGCCGTGCCAAACAGGGTAAGGGTGAAAGTATCAAGAAACCAATCAAGTACGCAATCAGCGGCTACGCTACTAGCTTCGCTGGCCTCGATACATTCGTGGCTTCACAGTTCGTTACTAAAGTCCGCATGTCCTACGACATGCGCGGTATCCGCATCCCGTTGGCTATCGATGGTATGGAGGGTGTCGCCAACCAGAACTCCGGCGATCTGCAAATCACCGATCTAGTTAAAGAAACCTTGGACGAGGGCGCACAGGAACTATCCGACGCGCTGGGTGGCTACTTGTACGGCACTGGCCTTGGTAACTCCAACAAAGACCCGGTTGGTCTAGGCGCAATCGTTGATGACGGCACGAACGTAACCTACATCGGTTACTTATCACGCACCACCTACCCGGTTCTAAAAGCTACCCGCAACGCCTTTACGGCTGGCGCGGTCAGCTTCCCGCAGCTCGCAACCATTTACTCCGCCATTTCCGACGGTTCCGACATGAGTACCCCGACTTTGGGTGCGGCCGCGAATCTGACCTGGGACTACATGGAGCAGCTCTACACTCCGTCAATCCGTGAGCAATACTCACAGCTCGGCTACTACAACGTCGGTGCTGGACCTATCGAACAAGCGCCGCAGCGTGGCCTATCCGGTCATGGCGGTTTCGTGGCACTATCCTACAAGGGTGTGCCGGTTGTTCGTGACAACAAGAGTCCTGCCGGTGTCATCTGGATGCTTAACGAGAACTGGATAGACTGGTACGGCTGGGATCCAAAGGGTATCTTCGGTTACAACTCGGTCAAGATGGGCACAACCACCGTTGACGGTCTCTACACTGAATACCCGATGAGCCAATGGAGCGGCTTCGGCTGGTCCGGCTTCCGCGCTCCGTTCAACCAATTTGCCGGTATCGCGGATGTGATCTTGCTCGGTAACTTAATGTGCTGGCAGCCTCGCCGTCAAGGCCAAGGCTACGGAGCCACAGGAGTCTAGTATGCACTTAGAGGGAATGCCAACAGCTGTAGATTTCGACCCGTTCCAACAGGAACAGGCCGGAGCAGTGACGGGGCCAGTTACTGGCTCTCAGTTCCAGTATGTGCCGACTCACCACCCCGGTGAGGGCGTCTTCTTGGCTGATGGCCGAGTATTCCGCTACGCTGTAGTTGGCGCTAGTAACCTCGTTGCTGGCACGATGAACACCCCGGCTGCTGAAAAAGCCAACCACTATGAAATCAGCCCCACTACCGCTATTACTTCAAGCACCACGCCGCCTTTCCAGTCCACTAATCAGGTAACTCTTACGCTTGGGGCAACAGCCGCAGTCGCTAACGAATATGCCGAGGGGTTCTTAAACTTTAGCTCTGGCGCTAACGTTGGTCTGTCTTACCAGATCTCCAACCACCTAGCCGCGCTGTCTGCGGCCACCACATTCGTCGTAAACCTGTATGATTACTTCCAGAACGCTGTCGCTGTCGCTGACACAGTCGATCTCGTTCACTCACAATGGAACAACGTTTTGCAAAGCACCGGCAGTTCCGACCAAACCATTCGTGGCGCGGGCGTCTGTATGATCGCCGGCACGGCCGTTTACGGTGTCTGGCTGGTCACTAAGGGTCTGGCCGCTTGTATCGCGGACGGTACAGTAGCCGTTGGTACGGAGCTTGTCCTTAGTAACTCGACTGCTGGAGCCCTAACCGGTCGCTCAACGACCTACTCCACCGCCGTCGCTCAGATCAAGATGGGCGTCGCCGGAATGCAGAGTGCTATCGCTACCAACTCCAAACCGGTACTGCTAAGCATCGATTAATGAATAAGGAGGTTGTCGTCGAAACACTAGGCACGGAAGACGGCTCGGACATCCACGAGAGTCGACCCCAGAACGCCGAAGTTACCGTAGACATCCTTATTGAAGAAGAATCATGAAATTTTTTGAAGATTACTTTCCAGATTGGCTCAGTGGCGTAAACTTTAAGAAGTCCGTCACTTTGAATGATGGGTTTACCGTCCCGTCCGGACAAACCGTTACGATAGCTTCTGCCATTAACGTCACTTCGCCAAATAGTAAGGTCAATACCCCGCTAAATACAGCCACGCCAGTAGCGGTCAATGCTACGGCCACGCTTACCGCTGCTCAAGTCGCAAGCGGCTATATTACCTCGACTTCGGCCGCAGCGGTAACAATGACACTTCCTACGGGTACTCTGCTTGGGGGCGTTCTCGGAGCGACCCAAGGCATGATGATGGAACTATATATTGACAACACCGCTGGCGCTAACACAGTGACAGTCGCGGTTGCCGTGAACGGCATCCTATCGGCCGCAGCCGCCGCCGGTAGTAGCGCTGGCGCCGGTCTATTGACAGTCCCTTCGGGTGTAACCGGGCTAGCTCAGTTCACTATTATGTTTAGCTCAGCCACCGCATACGTCTTCAGCCGCAGCGCATAGATATTATTACTAATCGTGATACAATGGCCTTATCTTAATAAGGCATAACAAATGCAACCAGACCTAGAAGAACGCCTCGAGCGGATAGACACAGACGCACCAAAAGACATATCCAATGACAGATTGACCGTTACCAATATAGACGTTGGTTGCGAAGAAGATAGTTACGACACCATTCGCGTATCTGAGCGCTATCGAGATCCCGAATCGGGCAGAATCTTAACCCAATTCCCCGATAAACACTTCCACTTTAATCACCGTGACGGCTTTCAAGTGCGTTGGGCTGGT